CAGGGAGCACATGTACTTCAACGTCGTGCCCAGCTCGCAGTTCGTCGGCGCTCCGATCTTCGCGCACGCTTGGGAGTTCGAGGATTGAACTTCAAGTTCGAGCCCTACGCGCGAGGCGGCCTGCAGATCTGGAAGGATCCAGAGGAGAACCGCAAGTACGTCGCGGCCAGCGATACCGCCGGCGGATTGGCTCGCGGAGACTTCGCCGTCGTGGTCGTGATCGAGGGCGAAACCTGCGAGGTCGTGGCGCGCTGGAAGGAACGCGACGATCCCCACGTCTGGGGGCCGAAGTGCGCCTGGCTGTCGTGGTACTACAACGAAGCCCTCTTGGCGTTTGAGACGTACCCGTCCGCGCACGGCTACACCGCCTGCATGGAAGCCATCAACAAGGGCTACAAGAAGATCTACAAGCGGCAACGCCAGGACACGATCTCCAAGCAGGTGTCTGAAGTCCTGGGCTGGCACACGAACAGCACGACCAAGCCGCTGCTCATCGACCGCATCAAGCGCGCCCTCGACGACAACTGCCACATCCCCGACGAGGAACTCCTCTACGAACTCCGCGACCAGAGGTGGAACGGCAAGGGCGAGATGGAGTCCCGTGGGCATGACGATATGGTCATTGCGTACGGCATTGCGCTCGCTGTCCGTGATCAGTCATGGACACGTGGCCTATTGCGTCCTGATCCCGTAATGCCTAAGACAGAGTCGGAGCGGTACTGGGCCGCGTACGACAAGCGTCTTACGGCGAAGCCCAAGAAGAAGCGACTGTTCCATGGCTACTGAGATGTTGAACGGCTGGGAATTCGGAGTGCTCGCGATTGTCGCGCTGATGTGCGCGCTGCCGGTGGCAGCGGTGGCATGGGCGCTCGTTCGCGTGAACCTCCGTCTGACCGAGCAGAATCGCGATCTGATGAAGGCTGTGCTGTCGCTATCCGACAAGCCGCAAGCCGCCGCCGTCGCCGGTGCGATGGAGATCACCGACCGCGAGAAGGTGTCCACCGAACCCATCAGCCGCGCATACATGGCGCGCCGACCCGCTGGAGCAGGATGATCAAGCTCGACGAAGGCAATCTGATCGAGATGATCGACAAGCGTGTCGGTCTCCACGAGTCGCGTCTCGAGCGCCTGGCTCTCGAGGAATCGTGGATCTCGAACGTCGCCTTCTGGTCGGGCAAGCAGCGGTTCTTCTTCGAGCAAGGCAAGCTGTACGACGCCTCGCTCGACAACCCTGACGAAGCCGTCCACTACAAGGTGAACCTCATCCGCTCGCGCGTGCTCGCCGCATGCGCGAAGGTTCTCGCCGTGAACGGCCAGTTCCGCTGCCGTCCGCCGACGGGCACCAGCCGCGACCGCGAACTGGCGCAGCTTGCGGAGCGCGTTTTCGCGCACATCCGCGAGGTCTCCGACTTCGAGTGGCATCTGATGATGTCCACCCTGTGGAAGGCCGTCTGCGGCAGCAGCTTCCTCAAGATCACCTGGGATCCGTACAAGGGCGAGGTCGACCGCTTCTACCTGGCTGATGCCGGATCGAAGCGCGTGATCCCCGAGCAGATGCTCACGCCTGCGATGAAGCAGGAGAAGGATCAGAGTGGACTCTTCGAAGACTACGCCTCCGGCGATATCAGCGTTAGCGTGCTGTCGCCGTTTGCCGCGTTCCATGATACGAGCAGCCGCGACACGCAGATGGCCGGCTGCCAGTGGTTCGCCGAGAAGCACTACGTCGACATCGACCGCATCGCCGAGCGGTTCGACATGGATCCCAAAGACATCCAGCCCATGGAGGTGGATGCCGGCCTGCGCAACTACGAGGAGGCCATCGCGTTCATGTCGAACGGATCCGGCCTGTCGCTCGTGGACTGGGCGCAACCCGAGGACAAGCGCAACAACCGCACGCAGTACGTCGAACTGTGGCAGCGCCCGAACAAGCAGTACCCGCGCGGCATGCGCATCGTGTACGCGGGCGGGCGCATCCTGAACCTCAACCGTGCCGGCGGGATGGAGAACCCCTACGCCGCAGACCGCACGGGCTGGTCGCATCTGCCGTACGTCAAGGACGACTGGTGCCCGCACCCTGGCCGGTTCTGGGGCGCGTCGCTCGTCGAAGACCTGCTCGGGCCGCAGTACTACCTGAACGAAGCCCGCACGGTGATGATGCAGTTCATGGAGACGTTCGGTCTCCCGAACACGTTCGTCGGCGACCAGTCGGGCATCGACACCGACAACATGCCGGTGGGCGGCGGACGCATCTACCAGGTGAACGAAGTCTCCTCGTTCAAGGTGCAGCACGGACCGCCGCCGCAGATCCCGCCGGACGTGGCGCGGTTCATGGACGTGTGCGAAGCCGACCTCAACAAGGCCGCCGCGCAGTCCGAGATCAACGCCGAGGGACTGCCTGGTCAGCTCCGCTCCGGCAGCGCCGTGCGCGCCATCAACGAGGAGCGGTTCATCACGCTGACCGTCCCGTCGAAGTCCACTCTGCGCACCGTGCGAGACGCCGGCAAGATCGCTCTCGCTCTCGGCAAGATGTACTACGGTCCCAAGCGCGTCATGCGCTACCTGGGCGAAGACAACGAATGGGTCGTCGAGGAGTTCAACGGCTCCGACCTGCTCAACGACTTCGTGATCGTCGGCAACCCGACCGTCGCCGACACGCTGGGGTCGCAGCGCGAGGAGATGCTCGACGCCCTGCAAGCCGGCGCGTTCAATCCGCAGTTCGACGAGCAGACTCGCGCCCTGATCCTGAAGGGGCTGCACTACAACACCAGCGACGAGTTCATCAAGCGCACCCTGCAGGCGGAGCGCAACCAGGAACGCGAGATCCAGGAGATGATCAAGGATCCGCTGCGGTACGGCGACGAAGGCTATCCCGTCATGGAATGGGAAGACCACGCGAAGGAGATCGCGGTCATCATCGCCTACATGTACACGCCCGAGTTCAAGAGGCTGCCTGTGCAGACGCAGGCGCTGATCACCGACCACTGGAAGAAGCATCAGATGTTCATCCAGCAAGCCCAGATGCAGGCCATGCAAATGGCCGAAGCAGTCAAGGGCACCCCAGGCCAAAAAGGCCAAGCGTCCCAACCTAGTTTCTGAACCATGACCGAAATCAATCCCATCCAACCCCGAGCGGCCAAGCGTGAAGAACACGCGAACGCCGCCGCCATCGCGACGCAGCTCAAGGAATTGAGCTCGTCCCGCGTCGCCATGGCCGAATCGACCAAGCTCCTGACTCCTCTGTTCCCCATCGAGGGGCAGAACGAGATGGAGGCATACAACGTCGAAGCCCTGCTCGACAAGACGGCGAAAGAGATCAAAGCCCGCACCGACGCGGAGAAGGCCAAGGAGAACGAGATCTACCTGTTCTTCGTCAAGTGCCGGATCCCGCATCCCGAAGGCCAGCCGACGCACGGCGTCTACCTGAAGTACAACGCGGACAACACCATTGTCGGACCTACCGACTGGAACTCCGCTTACAAGCCGAAGCACGAACAACCGTGGTACGAAGAAGTGGTCTGCCAGGTGTGCCTCCGCTACTACGGCCAGCGCACCACCCTTCCTGTCCACATGGTGCCAGGCAAGCCAGGCTCCTTCACTGTCGAGCCTCGTTGGCTGTGGCGGCGACCGAAAGACACCAAGCGCGCCGCCATCGAAGGCGAGACTCGCGCCAATGAACTCGCGTCTCCCGTGCAGAACCAGGGCCGCAACGAAGCGAACGCCCGCGCCGCCGCTGCCGGCTACGAGGTGATCCCGTGAGCGAACAACAACCGCAACAGCCGGCGCAGCCGATCAACTACGCCGCCGACAACGCCGTCGTCCGCCTGAAGGTGGATGGCCGTGAAATGGACACGACGGTCGCCGACCTGCGCCGCAGCGCGCAGATGGCCTCCGCCGCCGAAAAACGTCTCCAGGAAGCGAACTCGCTGAAGCAGCAGCATGCCGGCGCTATCGAGTTCGCGCAGCAGATGGAGACCTTGATGCGCACCAACCCCGAAGCCGCCCTTGCAGAAGTCCAGAGACGTGCGTCTCAACTGCATGGTCGTCAAATCGGGGCTGGGCAGACCGATGCGAGTTTCGATGATTCCGACCTGGATCCTGTCACCAAGCAGACCAGATCGGATCTCATGCGGATCCAGAGCCAGCTCGCGGACCTCACAAAGTTCCGCGACGAGTTGACCACCAAGTCGCACATGGATCGCATCAAGTCCGTTGTCGGAGCGATGCCTCTCTACCAGAGCAACGCGAAGGCGCGGGAACAAGCTGAGGTTGTGGTCGCGGCTTACCAAATGGCTAACCCCAACAAGCCGCTGGAGGAGGTGGCTGCCGAGCTGCACGCGATGCAAGCCGACATGCTCTCCGACTTCATGTCTTCCCAACGTGACCAACGGGCTACCAACGCCTCTCAACTGGCCGGCATTCCGCCCGCAGCCGGTACGCCTGGACTGACCCCGAACACTCTGCCGAAACCTTCCACGAAGGAACTGCAGAGCGGTCAGTGGCGTTCCGGCTTCAAGGCTTTCGTCGACCAGATGAAGCGGGGCGTGCAGTAGTCCACAACCAAACAACTGACTGATCCATGGCTATCACCGACACCAACGGAGTCCAGTACGCTTCTGGGCAACCGTACTACGATCACCTTCTCACCAACTACTTCCTGCAGCTCCTGCCGGACGCCCGCAACAACTCCACCGTGCTCCTGAGCATGATGGACAAGCGTCCGACCCAGGCCGTCTCGGGTCGCTACATCGTGTTCCCCGTGCGTTATGGCCGCTCGACCGGCCTGAACAACGTGGGCTACGGCGGCGTGATCCCCGACCCTGGTCGCCAGAACGCTGCGACGTACTCGACCATCACCCGCAAGGGCATGGCGCGTATCGCTCTGGACGGCGACACCATCCGTCACGGCAAGACCAACGGCGGCGCGTACGCCGAGGCGATGCAGATCGAGATGGAAGGCATCGTCAACGACATTATGATCGACCGTGCCCGTCAGATCCACAACGACGGCTCGGGCCGCATCGCCGAAGTCAAGACCGCCGGCACCGGCGCCCTCACCACGCTGACGCTCAGGATCAACCAGTCGATTGAAGGCGCCGCGACCACTCGCGCTGCCGGCACGCTCGACAAGTATCTTGAAGTCGGCATGCGTTTGGCGAAGTTCAACAACGCCGGCGTTGCATCTAAGTGGGATGCGACTAACTATGTCGTGATCGTTTCGGCGGTGTCGACCTCCGGCTCGGATGTCACGATTGAAGCCACCAGCACCTCCGGCGCTGCGATCACCTTCACTGCGGATTGCGCTATTGGCGATTGGATCGTCCGCTGCTCGACTGGCTCGACGGCGGCCCAGCCGATCAAGGACACCGCCTATCGTCGCGAGATGATGGGCATCGGCGGCGTGTTCTCGGACACGGGTACGCTGAACGGCATGATTCAAAGCGGCGGCACTGGCGGCGTCATGCAACAGGTTGGTGCCGAAAGCGACACTGTCACTTCGACCGTGTACTTCCAAGGCATCGCTTCTACCCAGGACTTCAACAAGGGCATCGTCCTCGACAACGGCGGCGCGGGCAACCGTCCGCTGACCGAGGAGCTGATGCAGCAGGCCGTGTCGGATGCCGAAGAACTCAACGGCGCCAACATCGACCTGATCCTGTCGTCGTTCCCGACCTACAACTCGTACGTGAAGCTGCTGACGCCGGACAAGCGTTACAGCAACACGCTTGAGCTGGCGGGCGGCCACAAGACCCTGACGTTCAACGGCATCGCGTGGGAGAAGGACCGCTTCTGCTACCAGAACCGCGTCTACTTCCTGGCGATGGACCAGTTCCACATCCTCGAGACCGCTCCGCTCCAGGCTCTGGTGGCGGGCGACATCGCGACGTGGGAACGCCTGCCGGACCAGGACAAGTACTGGCGCGGCTGGACGTGGGAAGACAACATGATCGTCGAGGTCCGTAACCGCACGGGCGCTGTCCTCACCGAACTGTCGGCGTGAAAGGAGGCCAGTAACATGGCATCTGTTCTTACCAAGAACGGCAGTCTTAGCGGTCGATATCGCTATGACGTGCTGAACAGCGTCCTGCAGGTTCTTCCGGCGGACGTGGCTGCCGCATGCGCATCGCAATTGACTTTGAGCGCCACTGCCGGCGTTCCGCAGTCGATGACGATTTCGTCTTCCTATGCGGCCACGTTCGCTGGCATTCAAATGAATGGGAAATTTACGGCGGTGACGCCGTTCAATCCCACCTTCAAAACCAGCGTAGCCACCACGACGTTTACGTACGTGGTCGATGGATGGGATCACTTCGGCGATCCTATTCAAGAAGTTGGGGCCAAGACCAGCACCACTCTGTCGGGTGCTCGCTGTTGGCGTGTGTTCAGCGCAATCAAGTCGATTGTCATCACCCGCACTGATGCTGTTGGTGGCACTCCGACTGTCGATTGTGGTTCTGACTGCACGACGGTGACTGATGCGACAGCCGCAAACACCGTTTGGGTTCGTCCGCTTCCGTTCAAACTGGCGAGCGCCAACTACATTGTTGGCACTCAACTGGTGAGCGCGGGTGCATGGACTGTTCCTGGTAGCTTTGCTGTCAATCAGATCAAGGCTGCCAGTGGTGGCGTTGGAACTCCTTCTGCTGCGGATACGCCTTATACGGTCAACAATCCGTATGGCTGGACTCCGAACCGCCTGGCTCGTGAAGGTCTGACGACTTACTTGAGCAACGTGTGGACTCCTGCAGCCGGAGACACTCCTGTGTTCCGCACCTTCTGGACTAACCAAGTGTTGGATGCCACGTGAGAAAGCGCGTCGAACTGCACACTGAAGCAGATCGGCGCCGCATCGGCTGGCAGCCGGCGGACCCTATCTGGGCTCCGTCGGCTGCCCTCAGCCGAGCTCGCCGCGCCCTGAAGGCGTACGACCCCTGCCTGTCCCTTTGGTGGTCCACTGTCCGGCGTATCGGCAGCGAGATCCCTGGGCGGTGGCGCGTCGTCCGGTTCTCCTTCAGCACCGGCGAGTGGGACACGGTCTTCTACTGGGAGGGCGACAACGGCGAATTCCTGAACGAGTTCCCGACCGAGACCCTTCTGGCCCGCGTCCAGGCGTGCGACCTCTCCAAGCAGGGGAAGAACCTGCAGGAAGTCGCAGATGAGATCGAACGCCACAACGACAAGCTCAAGGCCCGCCAGCGGTCGGAGATCGCCGAGCGAGCCTGGAAGACGGCCCACGAGAAGGCGGAGCATGCCGCCGGAATGAAGCGTACCTACGCGACTGCAAAGGTTGACTCCCCCTAGCCGTCCGGCTAAAACAGGGTAGGGGGTACAGTGAACGTAACGCAGTTCATCGCGGAGGTTCAGGACGTGCTCGATGACCCGAGCGCGGCCAAATACCCCATTGCATCCATCGTCCGGCATGGCGACCGCCAACTGCGCGGGCTGTACCGGACGATGGTCGACTCCAATCGGGAGTACTCCAACTTCACGATGTGCGTAGACAGCGC